CGCGGGAGCACCGCTCCTGAAGGTGCATGACGCCTCCGCGCTCGACAGCGTCATCGGCTCGGTCGTGCCGGGCAGCGCCCGCATCGAGAACGGACGCGGCGTCGCCCGTGTCCGCTTCTCCGACCGGGCTGAAGTCGAACCGCTCTGGAAGGACGTCGAGGCCGGGCATATCCGGGCGGTGTCGATTGGCTACCAGGTCCATCGCTTCGAGGTGTCCAGGCAGGCTGGCGCGCCGGAGCTATGGCGCGCGGTCGATTGGACGCCCTTCGAGATCTCCGCAGTGCCCATCGGCGCTGATCCGGCAGCGGGCTTCCGCTCCGACGAACCCCTTCACCCCTGCGTCGTCCACCGCGCCGACGTTTCCATCAAGGAGAAAGCAGCCATGGACGACACGCCCGAACCCCTTGAGCAGAGCGCCAACGCCGAAACTCGCCCCGACGCACCGGAACCTTCGGCGCGCCGTCCCGAACCGCCGCTCGATCCCGACGCGATCGCAGCCCGCGCGCGCGATGCCGAACGCAGCCGCGTCTCCGCGATCTTCGATCTGCAGGCACGGCTTGGCCTGAAGCGTGCCCTCGCGGATGACCTTGTGAAGCGTGGTGTCGCGATCGAGGATGCACGCCGCGAGATCCTCGATACGCTCGCCTCGACGGCAGACGAGACGCGGGTGTTCGCGCAGGCGGCAAGCCCGATGGGCGGGCGCGACGAGCGCGTCACGCGGCGCGAAGCGGTCGCAGGCGCGTTGCTGCACCGTCACTCGCCAACGCTGTTTCCGCTTGCCGAGCCGGCTCGGGAGTATCGCGGTCTGACCCTGATCGAGCTTGCCCGCGAGTTCCTGGCATCCGCAGGCGTTAATGTGCGCGGGCTTTCCCGCGACGAGATCGCCACGCGCGCCCTTCACTCCACCTCGGACTTTCCCGAGGTTCTTGCTGCCGTGACGGGCAAGACGCTGCGCCAAGCCTATGATGCCTATCCGCGCACTTACGTTCCCTTCTGCCGACAGGTGCTCGCGACTGACTTCAAGGCGATGCACCGCGTCCAGCTCGGCGAAGCGCCGCAGCTTGTGAAGGTGAACGAGGGCGGCGAATTCAAGCGCGGCACTCTTGCCGAAGGGCGCGAGAGCTACCGTGTCGAGACCTATGGGCGCGTCGTCGCCGTCACCCGGCAGGTCCTCATCAACGACGATCTCGATGCCTTCACGCGCATTCCGGCGATGTATGGAACGGCGATCGCCACGCTGGAGAGCGACGTGGTCTGGGGCATCATCCTGGCCAACGCCGCCATGAGCGACTCCGTCGCGCTGTTCCACCAGACCCACGGCAATCTGGCGAACCCGGCGACCGCTCTGAGCGTCACCGCGATCGGCGCGGCGCGTGCGGCCATGGCACGGCAGACCGGCCTCGACAGGAAGACCATCCTCAATGTCCGGCCCGCCTATCTCATCGTGCCGGCATCGCTCGAACTCGCCGCCGAGCAGCTGGTGGCGCAGAACCTCGTGCCTGCCCAGACCGGCAATGTGGTCCCGTCCTCGATCCGCACCCTGACGCCGATCTCCGAGCCTCGTCTTGATGCCGCGAGCCTCACGGCCTGGTACCTCGCCGCAAACCCCGCCCAAATCGACACCATCGAGTACGCCTATCTCGAAGGCCAGCAGGGCGCTTACATCGAGACGCGCAACGGTTTCGATGTCGACGGTGTCGAGATCAAGTGCCGCCTCGACTTCGGCGCGAAGGCGATCGACTGGCGCGGCCTCTACCGCAATCCCGGCGCGTGATCGCGGTCGGGACTCTTCCCTATCACCTGACACATCCGGAGAATTCCCATGCGTGGCTACATCCAGCCCGGCAACACCATCACGCTTCCCGCCCCCTATGCCGTGACCTCCGGCGACGGGCTGCTGGTCGGTGCGATCTTCGGCATCGCGACCGGGTCGGCGGCCCTCAACGCCGAGGTCGAAACCCTCACCGAGGGTGTCGTCGAACTGCGCAAGGCGCCATCCCAGGCATGGGCCGTCGGTGTGCGGGTCTACTGGGACAACACCGCCCGCCTCGCGACGACTGTCATCGCTTCGAACACCCTGATCGGCGCTGCAATCGAGCCGGTGGCAGGCGGGGTCAACGATACGATCGGCCGCGTTCGCCTCAACGGCGTGGCCTAAAGGTCGCCCCGGTCCCAGTTCATGGCCGCGATCCGCGGATCGGCGGCGAAGGTTCCACGCGGAAACTCGAGAACCTGTCGAGGGAACTCGCACAAGGCCTGAACACCGGACCGGCTCAAGCGGATGCGCCAAGTCTGGCGGTCGACAGGTGCGGGCCTTGCGAAGGCGCGGCACATCAGGATCGCGAGATTGGCGTGTCGATCCGGATCGCGGACCGACTGGTAGCGGATCGCGTCAGCGTCCGCCGCTCGGGCGGCGTCGGCGAACGCCTGGCAAGGACCGTAGTCGGTGAGATCCGTCCAGAGGCCTCTGTCTTGCGTGAGCGGTTCGCTCATCAGATCGAGCAGCCGCTCACTCGACACCGCAGCCGAAAAGGCCGTGTGCTCGGCCGCATCGGAGGGCCAGGGCGTGGCAGGCGACTCGGCGAAGAACAGGAGCCGATAGAACGCCATCTCGGCGACAGCGGTCGCTGGGTGTTCCGCAGCGTAGTAGACGCCGAGCGTGCGCCCTGCGCGCCGAAAGCGGGACCCTGTCGGATAGATCGCGCCATACCGGAAGGGCGTCGCCAGCAGGAAATCGAGATGGCGGCAGTCCGGCGGGATCGCGGGTTTCGTCTCCTCGATCAGGTCTTCGAGCAAAGCCTGTTCGGCGAGCGTGTCGGTCAGCTTCAAGGTCGAGACGCGATGCTGGGCCTCGACGAGCCGCCAGCACGCGCCGTCGAAGCGACGGAACTCAGACGAGAGCGCGACGGGCGTCCAGATAGGCGATGACATCGACGAGCCCACTCACGGTTTGCACCTTCTCGATCGGCCGGGCGTCGAGGACAGTGTTGGGATTGGCAAGCCAGCTTGCCGCGACCCTGTCGTCGCCTCCCGCTATCGCGTCGAGGGAGCGGAACAGGCGCACGAAAAGGACCGCCAGCTCGAACGGCTTCGTCCCAGGCTCAAGACCGAATTCCCCGCGCTTCATGCGCGAGACCGTCGCCTCGCTGACACCGATGACGGTGGCGAGGATCCGGGCGGTCACGCCCAACTGATCCGCGGCACGAAGAACAGCCTTGGTGACGACCGGGCCGGCTTCCGGGCGGGCGGCGGCAGACAAAAGGACGGTCATGGGCATCTCCTTTCTGAAGAAACTATATGACATGAAACTTCCTAAGGAAAGGAAAATCCGTGGAGGCCTTCCGTTCTGCGCTCGACGTCCTGTTCGCGGATCGGAACCTTGGCGAGCATGCGCTGTGGCAAGCGGGTGGCGTCGGCCCGGGGGTTCCCGTCCGCGTCATCCGCCGCCGTCCGGATGCCGTGGTCGAGTTCGGAGCGTCCCGCGCCTTGATGGCGACCGTTCTCATCGACCTGCGCAGGGCAGAAGCCGCGGCAATCGATGAGGGCGATCTCGTCGTGATCGGCGCGGAGACCTTCAAAATCATCGGCTCGCCCACATACGATCCCATAGGGCTCGTCCTGACCTGCGAGGCCGTCAAGGTCTGATCCCATGCGCTTCAACCTTGAACGTCCCGATATGCGCAAGGTGCTGGCGGGCACCCAGTTGGGCATCGAACGCGCGGTTACGTCGGGGATGCGCGATGCCGCCGACGGCCTTAAGCAGGATTTGCGCGATGACGTTGTCGCCTCCGGACTTGGCGAACGCCTCTCGCGGACATGGCGGGGCAAGGTGTTCCCCGAGGTTGGCGAGAGTGTCGAGGCCGCAGCCTTCGTCTGGTCGAAGGCCCCGAAGCTCATCGACGCCTTCGATCGTGGCGTCACCATTCGCTCGGCGCGAGGGTTCTGGCTGGCGATCCCGACACCAGCCGCAGGAGCGCGCGGGCGCGGGACAAACGGGCGTGCGTCGCGCATCACGCCTGGCGGCTGGGAGCGGCGCACCGGCATGCGGCTGCGCTTCGTCTACCGCAAGCGTGGCCCTTCGCTGCTTGTCGCCGATACGGCCCGCCTCAACACGCGAGGACTGGCGGCAGCGAACAGGCGGAAGATTGGTCACTCGACGGTCGTCGTGTTCCTGCTCGTACCCCAGGTCACGCTGCGAAAGCGGCTCAACATCGATGCGATCGCCAAGCGGCAAGCCGCGCGCGTGCCAACCCTGATCGCACGGCACTGGCCGCGATCCTGAAAGCTCGTCCTCCATGCCCTCGAAACGCGAAACCGTCCTTGGCGCGGTGAAGGTGCTTGTCGCCGCCGCCCTGCCGGGTGCGGAGGTGAAGCGCAACCTCGCCAAGCCGGAGCGCATTCCGCCGGGAGGACTGGTCGTGATCCGCGATGGCGATCCGGGTGAGCCCGACGTCACGCTCTCGCCGGTGTCCTACCTTTACACCCATCTCATTCCTGTTGAGATCGCCGCCTTTGAAAGCGCGACGCTCACCCGCGAGGAAGTGCTCGACAGCATGCTTGCCGCGATCGGTGCGGCGATCATCGCCAACCGCCGGCTCGGTGGGCTTGTCGACTGGATCGAGGCCGAGGCCCCGTCCACCGGGGATATCGAGACCACGGGCAGCCAGGCGGGCCGCTTCGCCGATGTCATGATCGTCGCGACCTATGCCACCGCCGATCCGCTGAACTGATCGACGGTCCTTCGACAGCACTCAGCTCTCTGCACCTGAACAGCAAGGAGAACGACCCATGCCTCGCGCACGTGTTGTGTCCCGGGAGATTGGCGTGAGCGAATCGGTGTAGAGTTGGGCATTGTTCTGGTGATGGAGATGGGTTCATGCTGACCAAATTGCACGCCAATGCAACGACGACCCCGAGGA